TTTCAGAAATATTGGCTACAGCACTGTTTGTGCGGTTCCAATACTGAATACCATCTCCTTCACTTAATTCTTGTTTAATACGAGATGTATATTCAACAATACGATCAATTTCTTGTAATTTACGCTTTACCTCACGAACGGCTTTATGTAATCTTTCAGCTTTAGTTCTATAGGTTACTTCATTTTTAAACTTAGAGTAAGATACTTCATTAAGTAATTCTTTCTCAATGATATCGTTTAATGATTCTTTCATAGTATTTTCTTTTACAGCACCAGCATAATATCCACCACCTTTAGAAGCAGAGCTAGGACCGGTGTAGCCACTAGCAGCAGTATAACCACTAGCAGCACCATATGTAGATGCCTTATCATAGTCACTACGCTCGCTCATAGATTTATATTTGCTTAATAAATCTTTTAAAGCATTGAAAAGTTGAACTCCAGTCATACCGTCAGTTTCAGCGTATAACTTGATAATTTTTTCTATTTCAGATACAGGAACAGAAGCTTCAGCTAATTCTTTTAAAAGCTCGTTATATATTTTTACCTTCTTTTTCTTTTTACCAGTAAGAGTTTTATAATCTCTTACCTTAGAATCAGCAGGCATTTCAGTTTCACCTTTAGTTACTTTCCAACCTTCTTTTTCAGCGTATTTTGTAGCGGCATTTTTCTTTTGTCCTTTTTTAGCAAAGGCATATGGTGTCATAATTGGACCAGCACCAACACCAATAGCACCAGTAGCAGAAATTTCTTCTAGCTCTTTGCGTATTAATGATTTGATATATTCTTTTAAGTCCATTATTTTACGGATTTTAATTCATCAATCAATTGGTGAAACTGCAGTAAAGCAATGATATTATCATCCTTTACGCTTTGGTTCTTATCAAGTGGTTTTAATAAATTAACTATTTCAGTCAATTTAATTTGAGTTGTTTTATCAACTACTGTTTTACTTAATGTAGTGATTTGTGATTTGATAGCAACGTAGCTTTCATTAACAAATTCACGTAATTTAACAGTATTAGAGATATTGTTGATATATTCTTTTAACACAGATTTTTGTGCTGGTGACATATCACCATATTTTTCGTTGAATTTTTCAAGCAACATTTTGTAGGCTAAGATACGAGTACCTTTGTCCATTTTAGCATACTCTTCTAACACGCGATCTGTAACATCAGCTTTATTTATCTCTTTACGAGTAATATGCTCTAATAATGTTATTTTATTTTCAATAACTTGTGCCGGCTCAACAAACTCTAATGAGTTATGAGCTTCAATTAAACTATATGCAGCAGCATATTGTGCATAGTTATTGATTTTTGATTTGAAGAATTCTTCAATATCGTAAGATTCACGGATATCCTTGATTAAATTATATTTTTCTTTACGTAATGCAGAGCGATTTAAACGTGAAGATATTTCAAGTGTTGCTGTGATTAATGATTCGGCTTTACTTTCAGTTAATGCTTTAGTGTTAGTTAAAGCCTGATATAACTTGTGTTCTTTGGTTAACTCAGATTTAGAAAAATATTTCTTTACTAAATTAATAGCAGCTGAATCTTTACCGGATACTGTATCTGATGCAATTTGGCGCACCAATAATTCAAACAATATACCAGTATTTTTGAATTTGCTATGTTTAATTTTCATATAAAATAGTATGCACTACCTATAAATATGTAGTTATTATACGTCCTTGATATTTTTTTCGTCCAATAGTGTAGATTCCTGTTCAGGTTCAATAGCTAATTCTTTGCGGAATATGCTCATTCCTTCAAATAAGCTTTTATGCTTTTTAGATTCAGCTAATGCTAATAATGAACCACCTTTTGGTGTACTGCTTCCTTCATCCGGAATATTAGCAGTATATAATGTACCATTTTCAATGCTACCTAATCTATCTTTACCTAATGGGTCACGTTGTGTGCCTATAATAGATGATTTTTCTTCAGGACGACCAACAGGGCGTTTTTCATCATATCCAGGAGGGATAGCACCCGTTTCACCATTACCCATTCTACCTTTACCATATAATGAAGCAAGGTCGTGTGGTGTACCATAAGACTTACCAGATCTAGCTGGGTCGTTACCTTCGTTCTCAAGCTGAGATAAGCGGAAAGTACGTTTCATGTCTTCAAGTACTAAGTCACGATATTCATCATATTGATCTTCGCTAAATTGGAATATATTATCATAAATCCAATCTGAAGGAATTAATTTGGTGTCTTGGATATCTTTAGCTAATGATACTTTTTCTTTCCATAATGCTACTTTCTCTTGTTCGTAGATTACGGATGGTGTAGTTAAATTTAATTCAAAATTATTTAACGAAGCACCGTCATATCCCTGAACGTATAAATGTACTAGAGCTATCTTATATAATTCAGAAAGAATAATGCGTTGAATACGTTCAACTGTGCGAGCAAAGCGAATATCTTCAGCAGCTAATGTAGCTTTACCAGTCAAGTCTTTCTCAAATCCGAAGAATGCTTTAGGTACCTTAAGGGCAGCTAACATTTCATCGCGGAGGAAGTTTACGTCTTCAATAGCATTATATTCTAAACCTTTAGTAGTTTCGATCTTAGTATTGCTATTAGCGCCACGTTGTGGAATATAGAAGTCCTCCATTACGTTCATCATGTTGTAGCGGAGATTATATTCACCTGTTTTATGGTCTACAAATGGAGTTTTTTGCATTTTCTGCTTCAAACGCTCCATGTATCCATCAACCTCATTTGGAGGTAAGTTTCCAATATCAACGTAGAAAATACGTTTTTCTGGGGCACGTGTGATGCGATGTAGCAACATGGCATCTTTCATCAACACATATTGTTTATAAGTTTTACGAGCAGGTTCAATATAAGAACGTCCGTAAGGTAAGTAGTTAGCGTCAGTTAATAGTCTAAAATGCGCTATTTCATAGTTTTCAAACTTAATCTTACCATCTCTATCTTTAACACGTGAATTGATACCACCAGCGGCAATTACCATTGGGTCAATCTTAAAACACACATAAGATGGGTTAGTTGGATCAACACCTTCTTCACGAACCATATCATAAACTGACAATGGTGTTACGCTGTAAATACCAAATTTTTCTGCAATTTCAAGGTGTAAATAAAAATCACCATATTTACACATATTGCGAGTCCATAACCATAAGTTAAACTCGATATTTAAAACATCGTAGAATAAGTTATATAAAATACGCTGAATATTTTCATCAGCACTTCTAACTTGTAATACTTCTCCAGCTTCATTCTTCAATGTTGATTCATCAGCAACAATGTCAAGAGCAGAGGCAATAATTGATTCTGTATCCATTGCTTCATAGTCAGTGTATAACTGAATACGAAGTGTTTGATAGTTCATTGTTGGGTTATATGGCATATTAGCGCCATAGCGGTGCAACTTGGTGAATCTATCAATTAAAGCGTTTGTTTTTACGTTTCCGTATGCTTGAATTCTATCAACGTCTACCGTTTTTAACTGATTACCTCCTACATTTCTGATGATAACATCTGTGGAGAATAGGCGTCTTAGTCTACTAAATAAGCCTGCATTTTGTTCAGCCATTTTTGTGTTTTATTATATCAATAAATATTTATCACTTATAACACCCATGTGAAATCTTCAGGGCCATGTGGTGTATCCATCATGTATGGATTTGGTGTTCCACTTGGTAACATTGGTATATCACCAGGTCCACCACCAGTTCTAGATATACCACCTAAAGCCATTCTAGTCATGTCTAGTCCTTGTTGATGGAATTTAACACCAGTATCTCTAGTAAATAATCCAATTCCTAAGGCCATAACTAAATCGTCATTATATCCATTTTGGGCTTGAGCTTTACCATTTTGCCAAACGAATACACGTAGTTCTTCGAGTAAACGTTTAGACCTAAAAGTAAATACTCTATCTCGAATATACGCCTCCATTTTGGAGATAACAAGTGGTCTTGTTTTAACTGACATAGTAAAGCCAGGAACTGTTTGTTCACTATCCATTTTAGCCATCCATTTATCTATATGCATTTCACCATAAGTACGAGGTGAATAATGTAAATTTTGATAGCCTTTTTCTATAATAGTATTAATAACATCCCATCCTACATTTGCATTTTCAACAACAAGTAAAGCATTATTCCATTCAGAAGCAACAGAAACAAGCATATTACCATAAGATCGGGTATCGATCTGCGATTTATATTCAGCCACTTGCTCACACGATTCGATATCAATAATATGAAATGCAGAGTAGTCACTACTGTCTCCGCGAGCAACGTCAGCACATACAATATAAGACTTGCTATAATCAGCATATTGCCAAATCCAAAAATCACCACCCATAAAACGGCGTTCCACAGGATCTTGGATAAATGTTTGTTCATAAAAAGATAGATTGTCAGGTTCAATTACTGAATTTCCAGAGCCGAGGAAGTCACAATCATATTCCTGAGCAAATTCACGTGGTGACATATTTGCACGTTCACGTTCTTCCCATCCTGGATCTACAGGTGCTATTCTGTCTGGATGTAGGTTCCATTTTAATTCTATTGGGTGAAAGTCATTTTTACCAATTTGAGCTTCAGTATACATTTTATGAAACCAGTTACCAATACCGTTTGGAGAAGATAATGCTATAATTCCTCCACCCGTAGCAATGGTAGGTTTGATACTGGTGTAAATACGATCAATACCTTCAATAAACGCGGCCTCATCTATTAATAATAAAGATACGGCGTAGGATCGACCTGCATCTGAGGCAGCTGATGTAGCTACAATCTGAGAGTTATTAGCTAATTTTAGTGATAGTTTATTATCTGAAATTGGTTTTTGGTTACCACGTAGCCAGGAAGGTAAGTTATTGTACATAAACTGTACCTTCTCAACCATTCCTTTAGCTGTTTCTTGTTTAGTAGCTATACATAATACTGTTTTATCTTTATTAAACAGCATAGTCCATAAAGCATATCCTGCTACAAGAGTAGAGATACCTAACTGGCGGGATTTATTTATTATTGAAAAGCGATGTGATCTAAAATCAGCTAATACACTTTCTTGAAATGGATAAAGATGGAATAATACTCTACCTTTTACAGGGTGGGTGATGTAACAATATTTTCTAAAGAAATGCACAGGGTCCATAGCACACTTGATGTACTCCTGCTTAATTATTTCCTTAATATCTGCTTGGTTAGCCATATATAACACTATTGGTTATATATAAATATATAAAAGAAGCCCAACCGTTGTGGTTGGGCCTCAGTGCATGGGATTGCAAGGATTATTTTGTAAAATAGAGGTATGTTAAACCCCCAACAATTGCTGCTCCAGTTATCTGAATAAAGCGTAATTTTACTTTAAGTTTCTTATTTTGTTTTTGTAAATCTTTAACCCACAAACCTTGAGCATCGAATTTTTTTACTTCATTTGCAACACGTTCATCACAAAGTACAAGTTGTTGTTTATGACCTGAAATAATGCTGTCTTTTAATGTTATTTTCTTTTCTAATAATGTAACGTTTTCATTACATAATTTTAATTCTGCTTTAGCACTATCTCCGCTAACTAAATCTTTAACAATTTGTTTAGCTACATTGACTGGTAGTTTAATAGTGTCTTGTGTTTGGGCGTTACCAAATAAAGGTAAAAAGGCCAATATAATTAAAAAGTATTTCATTAGTAGTTGTATCTAGCTTTAAAAAATGAATCAACTTGAGTTGGAGTATATTTACCTGATTGTTGACCTACCTCATGATAATATTCACGAACAATAGTTGTTTTTTCTTTAATATTATCTACCTGATCATCAATCTGATTGATTTCAGTTTCATAAACAGTGATTGTGCTGTCAATTTGTTTTTGTCTTTCTAATAATTGTTTATTAATAGCAGACAATGAATCAATTGTTGCTTTGATATTAGCAGGCATTTGTGGTTGACGAGTAGTAACCCAAAGAATTCCAAGTATTGCTAAAAGTCCAAGTACTATATATAAACCTAATTTACTTTTACTTTCATTCTTTTTGATAAAATCAATAAGATCTTTTTTAATAGTAATTTCTTTAAATTTTGTTTTTGCTTTTGTTGCCTTTGCTCTTGTTACCTTTGTTTTTGTCATAAATTATTTTTTAATACCAGCGTAATATTGCATTTTACCAATTGTCCATTCGTCTAATCCTTCAGCTACTGTTTCATCTTCTTCAGGTGTTTCAATTGGTTCAACTGGTTTGCCTGTTTGTTTTGCAATTTTATTTTTTAAATAGTCAGAACCTGCAACTAAATCATTAATTCTATCTTCAAGTGATTTTTTCAAATCACGCAAACGTACTAATTCAGTAGATGGTTTATC